GAGAGATCGAGAAGTCTGCAATTCGACCCGCAATTTACGAGGCATTCAGACATCTCATTGTCACCGGGAACTGCCTGCTGTTTGTCAACGAGGATGGGGTGCGAGTCTTCGCTTTGGATCAATACACAATCCACCGTGATCCTATGGGTAATGTCGAGAAGATGATCACGCTGGAGAAGATCGGAGCCAACCAGCTCGATCCTGAAGTGCTGAAGCGAATAAAGAACGATAACCCATCGGAGGATGTGAACGAATACAACCTTTACACCTGTGTCTCTCTGAAAGGAAAGAAGTATGACGTTTACCAATCTGTAGAGGGCATGATCCTTGAGAAGTCTATCGGAACATATACGAAAGAGTCCAGCCCCTACATTCCTCTCCGCTGGAACCTGATCTCAGGGGCCAGCTACGGCAGAGGTTTGGGAGAGGAGGTGATCGGAGATCTAAAGACCGCATCAGGTCTAGTCAGAGCATTGGTGGAAGGCACAGCCGCATCTGCAAAGGTTCTGTTTTTGGTGTCACCGAATGGTAGCACCAGAGCCAGGCAGCTGGCCGAATCTGAAAATGGGGCAATCGTCCAGGGCAATGCTGCCGATGTCTCTGTGATCCAGACAAACAAGGCCACCGATTTCAGGGTGGCACTTGAAACCATACGGATGATCAATGAAAGATTGCAGCACAATTTCCTGCTGACACAATCGATCACCCGAGATGCTGAACGAGTCACCGCACGAGAGATAGATGTACTCAAAGAGAATCTTGATGCTGCCCTGGGTGGCACGTTCTCGCAGTTGTCTCAGTCATTCCAGCTACCTCTGGTCAAACGCATGATGTACATGATGACCAAGAGCAAATCCCTGCCACCTATGCCGAAGGAGTTGATATCGCCAGTGATCACCACTGGTCTGGAGTCTCTGGGCAGAACCCATGATCTGGCAAAGTTGGATGCGTTTATAGGTGGCGTACTTCAAACGCTGGGACCGCAGCTCGTACACCAGTATGTGAATGTAGGTGATTACCTCAAACGCAGGGCATCAGCCTTGGGCCTGAACACCAAGGGTCTGATCAAGACCCAGGAAGAGGTAGCCCAACAACAGCAGCAAGCCCAGCAGATGCAGTTGGCAGAGAAGCTTGGTGGCCCAGCAATCAACTCAATGACCCAGCAAGCCCTTGCGGCTGAACAAGGCGAAGGGCAGGAACAACAAGAACCAGGACAAGAACAACCAGTACAGGAGTAATCTAAAATGGAACAAGTGGATATCAGCATGAGCGATGGAGTTGGCGCATCTCCAGCAATCCTACCAGGCGATCAGGTGCAGAATCCCGCAGATGCGGAAAACGCAGACTTGGAACCCCGGCCAGATTGGTTGCCCGAGAAGTTTCAGAATACCAGGCAGATGGCTGAGGCGTATTCAAATCTAGAACGAAGAATGGGGCATCAGTCAGAACCGTTGTCAGAAGACGCTGGCATTGGTGACCTGCAAGCTGTTCAGAAATCTTTGACATCCGAGACACTATCACAGTACACGCAAGAGTACGCTGACAACGGCAACCTGAGCGAGAACTCCTACAAAGACCTTGAAACCAAAGGTGTTGATCGTACAGCGGTAGATGCATACATAGCTGGTCAGCGTGCGTTGGTCGATGCTAACCTCCAAACCGTTTACAACGAGGTTGGCGGCCAGCAGCAGTACTCTGACCTAATGGATTTTGCGGTCAGGAATCTTCCTGAAGCTGAAATCAATGCATTCAACGAACAAGTACAAGCACAGCGTGCTGATGGGAGCCTGGATATGGATCGAGCTATGTTTGCAATCAAGGGCTTGAAGGCCCAGAAGGAAGCGGTAGATGGCAGCACCCCTCAGCTTATAACAGGTGGGGCAGGGTCGGCAACTGGGAACGTGTTCAAAAGCACAGCTCAAGTGGTCGCCGCCATGCAAGACCCCAGGTACGAAAATGATCCCGCATATCGACAAGAGGTCATGGACAGATTGTCTGTGAGCGATGTCTTTTGATAAGGAAGAAACATGATGATTTCTACGATTCTTGGCAGCATACCCGATTGGATTCAATTTTTAAGCTTGCTCTGCTTCTTCTCCTCAGTGATTGCAGCTTGCACACCTACTCCCACAGAAAGCAAAGGTTGGGTTAGGGTGTACAGGGTGATTGATTTCTTTGCATGCAATTGGGGTAAGGCGAAACAGTGAGATTTATCCTGGGGAACCTTATCCTAATCATAGGATTTGGTGGAGCAACCCTGGGGTGCAGCGGAACAAAACAGATCGCCAAGATTGGCAATAAGATCCAAGCTGAGGTTTCTCATGGTCGAGAAGCTTTAGACCAAGCGACAACAAACTATCTTGACAACAAATCACCCTTGCCAGCAATTGAAACGGCTGACAAGGATTTCCAAGACATTGGCTCGTTAACCAGCGAAGTCCACCTTGCGGTAACTCGTGTCCACGATGCGACACCCTGGTGGGTAACTCCATTGGTCACAGTCTTTGTTTCGGTCGGCATTCTTGTGTTCCTGATTTATTTTGGGGAACCGTTGAAGCGGCTATTTCTACTGCTTCTTCCAGTGCCATCTCGCAAACGATCAGCAGCAAAACTGTTCAACGAAGGCCAAGTTGATCAGGCTGTGGCAATTCTGCGAGAGGGCGATCCTCATCTAAATCGAGCGTACAAGAATGTGAGTACAGCGAATAAGCTTTCTCGTAAATGAGATCAGCCCCTTTGCGGATAACTGATCGTCTGACATGAGGATTGAGTGAACGCTGTGACGTTTTCTTGTTTATTACTACTCCTCATTTTAGAAAGATTTTACCATGGCTTATAATGCTACAGTTTCAAGGCCGGGTAGGAATCAACTTGTAGGTGCTGATGTCACCGAACTCCTCTTAAAGGTGTTCAGTGGTGAGGTGCTTAGCACCTTTGCCGCTAATACGGTGATGCGTGGCCTGCATACGATTCGTACCATTACTTCGGGCAAAGCAGCCCAATTTATAATTACCGGGGCGGCGAAGAGTCGGTTTCACGTTCCAGGGGAAAGCTTGCTTGATGCAGCTAATGTTGGTAATGCTCTTGGCAATGAAGCCAACGATGCTGCCCACGCTGACAAGTATGCTGACTCGATTGCCAACACCGAGAAGACGATTTACATCGACAAGCAGTTGGTGAGTTCGACCTTTGTCGATCAGCTTGACGAAAAGCTTGCACACTGGGATGCCAGGTCGGGCTATAGTCGAGAAATCGGATTGGAGTTGAGCAAGCAGTTCGACATCAATTGTCTCAACACCCTGGTTGCAGCTTCTCGTTCTGGTGCAAATATCACTGGCGGCCCCACTGGTGGGTCTGTGAATGGTGGTGCAACTATCGAGTCTGATTCAGATAAACTTCTGGACAGCATCGCTGGTGCGGCACAAAAGCTTGACGAGAATAATATCCCAGAATCTGATCGCAGTTTGATTTTGAAACCTGCACAGTTCTGGCTTCTTCTCAACGATATTGGGGCTTCTTCGTCCCAGCGTGCGCATCTCGTTGATCGTGATGTTGCGTCTGCCAACGGTGATGTTGCTACTGGTAAGGTTCTCAAGGCTTACGGCTTTGACATCTTCAAGAGCAACAATCTCCCAGCCCAGGCTGATTTAGATGGCAATGAAGAGCTGGGCCGAAAGACTCCACACGTTGGTTCCACTGGAAACGATGTGTATGGAACTACGTCTGACCAGGGTGGTTACCTTGGCAACAATGCTGACTTGGTTGGCATGGCGTTCCATAAGTCTGCTATCGGAACTGTCAAGATGATGGATTTGTCAGTACGTTCAGAATTTCTTCTTAGCCACTTAGGCTCACTCCTCGTTTGCTCCTATTCAATGGGACATGGCGTACTTCGCCCCGAGGCTGCTGTTGAGCTATCGAAGGCTGCGTAAAGCTCTTTGAGCGTTCTTGTTTCACTCTCACCCCGGTCGGCTACAGCTGGCCGGGGTGGGGGTTTTATGTCACGATATACGTTTATATGACGTAATATAAAAATACAAATACAAGGTGGTGTTTATGCCGTATGGATTAACCTCCAAGCTGGAAGCTGTGAACACCATGCTAAATGCCATAGGTGAAAGCCCGGTAAATCAATTGGGTGAACAAGGCCCAGCTGATGCCGTCATGGCAGAGTCGATATTGGATGAAACAACAAAAGAATTTCAGGCTGAAGGATGGCATTTCAATTCCCATTACGATTGGGAACTGATCCGAGATGAGAACAACAAGGTTCCATTGCCGTCCAACACTGTGAGGGTTGATAGCGTTGGGTGGCAGAACTCTGATGTCGATATCATCCAACGAGGTGATTACCTGTACGACAAGAAGAACAACACATTTGTGTTCACATCGAACCTGAAGAACATCGACATTATCTTCATGCTGGATTGGTCAGACCTACCCGAGACTGCTCGCAGGTACGCCATGATCAAGGCAGCACGAGTCTTTGGTGACCGCACCCTTGGATCAGCTCCGCATCACAACTACACAGCTCAAGATGAGATGAGATCTTTGGCAACATTGCGTGAGTTTGAATCCGATAATGCCGATCTCACAATCTTTGATCATCACCATGTCTCCCACACATTGGAGCGTGGGCCATCTCATGTCAGGTCGATATTTTAATGGCACTTCTTTCGTCCCCTGTGAGTTCACTGGTAAACGGTGTATCACAGCAACCAGCGACCCTACGATTCCCCAGCCAGGTAGAAGCACAGAAGAACGCTTATTCCTCTGTGTCTCAAGGTCTGACAAAGCGTCACCCATCACAGTGTATTGCGGCGGGAATCGATTCCAACGCCAGCTCTACTCCATTCTCCTCCGCATTCACCCACACTATCAATCGGGATGCTACGGAGAGATACCAGATCATCGCATACAAGGATGGAGATGACACAGTGCTTAAAGCTTTCCAGATGGATGGAACAGAGCTTGACATCAAGCTGCCTGGAGGGGCAGTAGCCACCTCCAGTGATCTGACCTATCTAGGTGAGAAGCTTGACGCTAATGGGGCCAGCACAATCAACACGGTTCCCTCAGATGACCTCAAAGCAGTCACGGTTGTAGACCACACCTGGCTTGTGAACACAGCCAAGGAACCGCTGATGTC